TTTTCAAAACCTTCCGATGATAGCGGTGGTGGTGGCGCCGATGCGTTTCTGACCGCCGTGCAGGCCATCTCCGGCCTGCTGTACATCTACCAGCCGCCGGATTCGGTGGGTTCGCTGTCGTCGGGCAACGACTCGATGGTGGACCGCCAGGAGACGGGGACGACGGGCACTGTCGGCACGTCGGCGGCTGATGCGTCGATCGTCAACTCGGGGTTCTCGACGGACTCGCTGTCGCGCGCACTCGTCCGCGACGCTGGCGCAGCTGCGAACGGCACGAACCCGGCACCGGCCTTCGGTGTTTCGGTGGGGCTCTCGGGGCCGACCGAGGGGACGTGGGTGCTGGTGCTTCAGGGCGACGTGGACTTCGCCGGCACCCGGAACGTGCTGACTTTCGACAACTCGGGGTTCTCGACGGACTTGAACAGCCGGGTGCTGCTGTCGACGTCGGGGGCGAACATCACGGCCCAGTACCGCGGCTCAACGCCGAACTCAACGATGACGACGGCGGACTTCAAGGCGTCTGGGGCGGTGTTGATCATCACGCGCGATGCGACCAGCAGCGAGCTCGGCTGCTGCCTGGTGGCGGCTGGCGGCACGGTTTCGGTGACGACGGCGACTGTCGGCACGCTGAACTGGGACGGCGGCGTCATCATGGTCGGCAACGCGGGCATCACGGCGGCGTCGTTCGCGGAGTTCGGCGTGGCTGCGGCCGTCGTGTACGACAACGTCCTGAGCACCGCCGACCTGCAGACCATTGTCGACGCCGTCGCGTAGGAGTGCAGATGTCTTTTTCCCGACAGCTCTTAACACGACACAGCTGGGAACATTACACGCAGCAATATCATAATATTTTTGTTTTTAGCAGGAACAAAATAATTTGTTTAGATAATCTTGTATTATTTTACTAGTTAGCGGTAGAGAATAATAAGATGTCTGACCCCAAGAATAAATGGACACAACCTGATGCGCCTCCTCCTCCAATGTTTTTTGGTCAAAAGGAGCGTGACCTTGTAAAACAAGTTAATGATGAGTTAGCAGAGCGAGTTGTTGGACAAACAGTCGCTTACTATCCTATAAGCATTGAGCACTCTAATTTTAATGAAACATATGGTGAAGCAATAGACAAAGTTACGCTTCCGCCTGTTCGTGTGTTTGCATACGTTGTAGTTGAGAATGAACAAACAAACCAAAAGTATGGATACGAATACCAATCTAAACTAACAGTTAATTTTCACCGGAGGCGCTTAACAGAAGATCAAGATCTTTTTGTTCGTGCTGGTGATTTTGTTCAATACGGCGATTTATTTTATGAGATCGTTCGAACATATAACGACACAAGATATTACTTTGGCCAAGTAGATTACAAGTTTCAGATAAGTGCTGAATGTGTAAGAGCACGAGAAGGAACTTTTAGAGTTATCGATAGTGTTGATAGATAATTCATCTAAGCCCAGACAGACTTGCTTTGAGTTTTTGACTTTGACCAACTATTTATGAAAGCAGGAGAGATTTAAATATGTCATGGGTATTTGGACCGGGAGGTGGTGGCACCCCCGGAGGCGCAAATGGAGATATACAGTTTAACAGCAGCGGATCTTTTAGCGGATCTCCGTTATTAACTACAGACGGTGCAGGAAACTTATCCGCATCCGCAAACATATCAGCATCTGCCTTTTATGGCGATGGGTCTAATCTAACAAACGTCACAGCATCAGCAGTTGAAGTTGCTGATGGTCCTCAATATTCTTTACAGTTTAGATTTGACTCTCCTGTATCTGGAGATCTAAGTGGATCTAGTGATTTACTTTGGGATCCAGCAACAAGTGATGTTCTTATATCAGGCAACGTTCGTCTTGAGGACGGCAAAGAATTCTACGGCGACTTGGAAGGCGCTATCTTATTTTCTGCCAAAGTTGATGAAGCTGGCGGTATTGGAAAAGGCAAAGTCGTATACATCAAAGGAATATCGGGAACAACGCCAACCATTGGTCTTGCTGCTTGCGATAACCCTGCTACGATGCCTGCTTTTGGGTTGTGCGCAGTTTCGGCCAGCAATAATGCCAACACTCAAGTTGCAACCTTTGGTTCTCTTGATGGCTTGGATCTATACAACATATCCCCCGGACATTCATTCTCGGCAGGTGATATTCTTTATGTGAACACAGGCTCTGGTGGAACAGCGGGTACATTCACCAACGTTAAACCAACAGGCTCTAGCAACCTAGTTCAAAACATTGGCAAGGTTGTTCGCAATGGTGTTAGCGCTAATGGGCAAATCAAAGTTGGTGGTGCAGGTAGAGCAAATGATACTCCCAACTTGGATAAAGGTTATTTATTTATTGGGAACGATACAGACCAAACAATCCAAGACAACACAATCTTTGTTTCAGCCTCGGCTAATAGAGTTGGTATCAACAACACAAGCCCAGACCATACTCTTACGGTAGGGGGCGATATCTCGGGCTCCGGAAACATTTCAGGATCAGGCTTGTACGTAGAAGACGCTTTTGTGTCTAATATCCCAGCGAATAGAGTTTTGGTATCAACCACTAACGGTCAAATCACAAGTCACTCTCCATTTACATTTACTTCTGATGTGTTGGCAGTTCCAACAATTACAGCATCTGTTGGAGTGATGGTAACATCTTCTGCCAATGGGTCTATCAATATTGGCGAAGGAATAAGATATATATTTGATGGAGATGATCGTCTTGATGTATTTGAAAATGAATTTAGGATAAAGAATACCAATTTCTTTCAAGGTGTCTCTGGAGAACAGACAAGCAACTTTAATATTCGCGATACACAAGTGTTTCTTGTTGACACCAACAGTTCAGTTGTTACCGGCACACTTCCTGGCGTGACCTCTTTAGATAATTATGGTGCTACATTTACTATTAAAGACTCCGGAGGTAACGCCGGTACAAACAACGTTGTTATTGAACCATCCGGCTCACAAACGATTGATGGCGGCACGGCTGCTAAGATAGAAATAAACTATGGAGCCATAACTGTGGTGGCTATTTCGTCTTCTGTAAATGGTCTCGGCTGGACAATTGTTTCGGCAACATAAAAGGATTTAAGATGGCATTAGTATTAGAAGATGGAGTATGGAAGTTACAAGCCAAGGGGTTGCAGAAGCTTGCTGATCTGGATCTGTCGGCTGTGGCTGCGGCCGACTGGACGGCCAACGGCGACGGCCACGCATGGAGCGTGCCGGGCTCGGACGTGCCGGTGTACACCTACGGCACGACGGGGAACGGCATCGACGCCGACGGGTCCAATGGCATCGTTCTGGACCCGGCCGTCGGCAAGGAGTTTGCCGGTGCGACGCAGGACGGGCCGGTGCTTTACCTCAAGGCGACCGACTTCTGGCCGGCTGGGTACGGCACTCACCGGCCCTTGCACGTCTGGGTTGTGATCGACGTGGACGGCGACCCGGGCACGAACGGCGACAGCACGCTGACGCTTGCGTGGACGAAGGATCCGCCGGGTTCGGCGGTCTACTCCTCGCTTGAGTGGGCGGGCCACGCGACCGCCGACGAACTGTTTACCCGACTCGGCCACGGCGGCGGCAACACGGACGGGACGCACTACTCCGACCTGGGCGTGCCCGACTGGATGGGCATCTACGCCAGCGGTCAGAAGATCAACGGCTTCGCCGGGCAGGGCGCTGGCCCGGCCGGCCCCGCAGAGGACGCGTCGGATCGGGTGGCTGTCTCGCCAACGTGGTCGCTGTCGGGCGTTCGCGCGAACATGCTCGGCACGTTCGGCCTAGAGGGCAACAACGGCGTGGTCATCGCCGCGAGCGCCGGCACGGGCGCCTGGGCGACGGCTCCGACGATCAAGCGGATCCGCATTTACGGGATGTCACCATGAGTCGGATCATATTCGCAGCTAGCGGCGAGGCCCTCGACGTTGCCGTTCGCACCATCGACGCCGGGATGCCCCTGTCCGACGACGTGGTCGTGGCTGCGCTGGTTCAATTGGCCGGGCTGGCGGACGACCCCGCCGGGGTCCTGGGCGCGGCGACGGAGGAGATGCAATCGGCGGTGAGCCGGCCGCGTCCGCGCGTTGACCTCGTGAAGAACGAGGGCATCGACGCGCCGGTTGTGGGCACCAGCTGGGACCGGAAGTCGTGACTGACGCCGTCTACAGCCTGCGTGTCCTAGTCGGCATGTCGCTTGCACTCACCGCGTGCTCGCCCGCCGCCCCGGCGGAGCCCGCCAGCCGCCCGCTACGGCTTTGCTTCGACGCCGCCCCCTCCGCGTATGCCCAGGCGCGCGCCGAGGCCGCTGCGGGCGCGTGGGGCTGCGTGACGGTCGCTGAGCACAACTGCGACGCCCGGGTTGCGTGGTCGTCGGCTCCGGTCGTGACCGCGAATGGCACCCCGGGGCTCGCACCCATCCACAAACCACGACGCAGTTTGGTTTACGAACAGTTAAGATTCTAAATAAAACAGTTTTCGTCATTTGAAAAAATAAAACACTATTTATTTTTGACGAGCTATCGTGTTTGGAGTTAATTTTTATGTCTTCACTATTAGAAGAGGCGATCGTGGACGCCAAAGCCCTTAAGGAAGCAGCATTGAAGAATGCTGAAAACGTTGTATTGGAAAAGTATTCTGGCGAAGTTAAGAAAGCCTTAGATACTTTACTAGAGCAAGAAGAACTAGAAGAGGGTGGCGAAGACGAGGCTCTTACAGAGTTTACAGACGATGTTCCTTACGCATTTCAGAACGAAGAGTTAGATGCTCCAGAAGATGATGAGATCGTTGAGATCGATTTTGATGCTCTCAAGGCTCGTTTAGAAAAGGAAGATGAAGTTGTTGAGGAAGAAGACCTTAACGATGCTCTAGAGATGGCTGACGATATGGCTGGTGGCGAGATGGCCCCAGAGCTTGAAGCTTCTGCCGAGGAAGATGCTGCTGAACTAGGTGCAGAGCCAGTCGAGCCACTAGATCTAGATGAAGATCTCGATCTATCCGGACTTTTTATTGAAGAATTAATAGAAGAGCTTGTTGTTGATATGGATACATCACCAGCAGGTTTCTCTTCACTCGGTGGCGCTTACAATAGTGTGATGCAAGCAAATAATGATGCTATTGCAGCCGCTAAGGAAGCACACCTTGAGGAAGAAGAGGAAGAGGAGATTGAAGAAGATACCGCACCAGATGTTGTGCCGGTTGAACTTCATGAGGCAAAGATCTCCGAACTTACAGAATCTAACAGAGAGCTTCGTGCTCTCATTGTTGAAGCAAGGGATCAGCTTACAAAGCTGAATCTTGATAACGCCAAGCTTGTTTATCAAAACAAGGCTTTGAATAGCATCTCCCTGAATGAGCGACAAAAAGCACAAATTGTCGAAGCTGTTCAGACTGCCAATTCTGTTGAAGAAGCAAGTATGATTTTTGAAACAATTCAAAACGCAGTGGGGAACACTCCTGATCAGAGAACACGTCCACAAACACTACGTGAAGCAGTTCAAAGACCTACGTCGCTTTTGATCAATTCTAAGAGAAACAACGAGGCAACTAAGGACCCAACTATGGGTCGTATGCTGCGTTTAGCAGGTTTGAATAAATAAACAATAACATTCAGGAGGTATATTAAAAATGTCTATTGTACAAAGATTGACAGAAGGTATCGTCAATCGTGACCTCTCGACCGAGGGTGCTGCACTCATTTCCAAGTGGGAGCAGACCGGTCTTCTTGAGGGCATCTCTGATGATACACAGAGAAACGGTATGGCCCGTTTGCTTGAGAATCAGGCAAAGGAGCTTCTCCGTGAGTCTTCCAGCATGTCTGCTGGTGACGTAGAGGGTTTTGCCGCTGTTGCATTCCCACTTGTACGCCGTGTATTCGGTTCCTTGATCGCTAACGATCTCGTTAGCGTTCAGCCAATGAGCCTTCCATCAGGTCTCATTTTCTTCCTTGACTTCGCCTTTGGTGGTACTAACAACTCTACTGGTGATCGTCTTGGCAACCCATTCGATACATCACTCTACGGTGGTGGGCGAGTTGGTTCTCAGGTCACCGGCGGTGTTCTCCTAGATGGTGTTAACGCCGAGCGTGGTCCATACGCCCTTAACAACGGTTACGCTTCCCCAACAGGCTCAGTTGCTGTTACCATTACGGTTCAGGCTTCTGGCACAGTTGGCGATGACGGTATCTTCGTTCAGGACGGCGGCACAGCCGGCTACACAGATCAGTCTATTCTACTATATGATGCTGATCTAGTGTCTGGTTCTGAGATCGCTATTGGTACAATTGCTAAGTCTGACCTTGAGTCAGCTGGCGTTGACTTCAACTTTGATGACTACGTCGCTCTCACACTTATTAGCACTGGTGTAGGTACACAGGTTCGTCGCCTTACCCGCGAAGATCCTAACGACGAGGATCAGGTTGTCCTCACACTCTTCGGCGCCGCCGGCGCAGATGTCAGTGGTGCTCTAGACGCTGTTGTATCCGCTTCTATTCCACTTGCTGATAACTTTGACGATGGTGGTGCCCTCGGTTCTGTCCAGGGTGCAGCTGAGTGGGGTCTAGAGAGCAATGAGAACATCCCTGAGATCGACATCAAGGTCGATTCCGTAGCAGTCACAGCTGTAACCAAGAAGCTCAAGGCTAAGTGGACACCAGAGTTGGGTCAAGACCTCAACGCTTACCACAACCTTGATGCCGAGGTTGAGCTTACTCAGATTCTTTCTGAGCAGATTGCTCTTGAGATCGATCGTGAGATCCTTGAGGATCTTGTCAAGGGTGCAACTGCCGGTACACGCTACTGGTCCCGCGTCCCAGGTCAGTTCCTCGATCGCGAGACTGGTCTAGTTGCCTCTGCTGGTGACTTCACCGGTAACGTATCCGAGTGGTACGAGACTCTCGTTGAGACAATCAACGATGTCTCCGCTCAGATCCACCGCAAGACTCTTCGCGGTGCTGCCAACTTCATCGTCTGCGGACCAGAAGTTGCCAACATCCTTGAGTTCACAGCTGGCTTCCGTGCAAACGTTACAGCCGATGCTGATCGCGGTGATATCGGTGCTGTTAAGACTGGCTCCCTCTCCAAGAAGTTTGATGTTATGGTTGACCCATACTTCCCACGTCAGTTGATCCTCGTTGGTCGACGTGGCTCCAGCTTCCTTGAGAGCGGCTATGTGTACGCACCATACGTACCACTACAGACCACACCTACAATCTTCGGTGTAGAGGACTTCGTACCTCGTAAGGGTGTCATGACCCGTTACGCCAAGAAGATGGTCCGTCCGGACATGTACGGCTTGGTTGTCTGCAGAGGACTCGTATAGTCTTAGCCTGACTTAAGGTCAAAATAATGAAAGCCCTGCCTCTTTTGAGGTGGGGCTTTCTATTTATTAATAGAGCAAAAAGAGGATTCTTCTATGGCAATTCCAAATTTAAACCCCGCATCAACTTCAAATGCAAACATACTTCCGGTTACGGGAGCAGCAGGCAGTGTCGCAACAACATTACCATTTGGTATTTATGCTGGTTCAACAGCATTTCTGTCAGGCGCAGCAGATCAAGTTGCTTATACATATAAGAAGCTGGGCGGTGACGTATTAGATATTGAATTGGCAGAAGGAAACGTATACGCTGCTTATGAAGAGGCGGTTTTAGAATACTCATACTTAGTAAACCTATTTCAAACAAAGAACTCTCTTTCTTCTTACCTTGGTGCCACAACAGGATCTTTTGATCAAGATGGACAAATCACATCAGGATCTTTGTCAGGATCTAATGTAGCTC